GGATAGCAGTAAGTTTAGTAGTACATTCTTTTCTCTTACTACTACTCTTTGCAACTACTACAGATATACTACCACCGTTTACATCATTAAATTCAAAGTCAATGATCTTAAATCCTGCTTTGTCCATGATGTATTTGAGTTGTCTCATACCATAGTATGATAGATGCTCATGACATACTGTATCAAATGAGTTAGCACGAAGCATCTCAGGCATATAACTTTGCTCTAACACCCATACACCCTCACCATCAAGACACTCTCTTACTTGTCTAGCGAACTCACATGGATCTTCGAGGTCGTAGAACATCGAGAAGGAAGTAATAACTTTTGCTTTCTGTTTTCCAAATCTCTCATTAAATACTTTTGCTGAGAAGAAGTCTGCGATGTAATGTACATTTTCTGGGAAATACTCTTTAAATTTTTTTGATGTTGGGTCAACACTTATGAGTTGACAGTCTGTAGGAAAGAAACCTAAAAAAGTTCCATCGTTTCCTGCAATGTCACATATGATATCACCTGAGTCTAGTGTGATATCTTTTATAATCTTGTCTGCTTTACCCTTAAGGTGCTTGACCATGCTACCATTCAATCCAGAACGATATCCATACTCATCTCCATACATTGTAGGGAGATCAAAGGTATGTTCTAGTTGTACATGACCACATCCACCTTTGGATTCGTCACACTTTACAAGGGTCAAAGGACCTTTGTACATCTCAGGATCTATTTCTTTAGGAAATATGCCTGAGAGAAATTGGTTACCTAAGTCTAAGACAACTTCGTAATGTTCGTTGCCACAGACTCTACACTTTTCAATTTTGTGAAATTTGTTACACTGTAATGTTGTCATTGTCCGTAAATACACATGTCTTCAACGAGATCTTTGAAAGATAACTCTGGTTCCCAACCTAAGACTTCTTTTGCCTTAGTAGCATCACCCAGAAGTTCTTCAACTTCTGTTGGGCGGTAATACTTTTCACTCACCCTAATGATATCTCTTCCCATTGTAGGGCAATAACCTGTTTCTTTCAAGCCCTCACCCCTCCATTGTATATTGAAACCAAAATACTCTGCAGCACACTCTATGAATTCTCTGACAGTACGCATCTTTCCAGTTGCTAGTACAAAGTCATCAGGTGTATCGTGCTGAGTAATCATCCACATACCTCGGACATAATCCTTAGCATGTCCCCAGTCTCTCTTAGCATCTAAGTTACCTAACACTAGGTCTTGTTGTATGCCAGTAGAGATACGAGATAGACCTCTTGTAATCTTACGAGTTACAAATGTCTCTCCTCTTCTCTGGGATTCATGATTGAATAAGATACCATTACTAGCATGGATACCATATGCCTCACGATAGTTTCTAGTAATCCAGTAAGCATAAAGTTTTGCTACACCGTATGGACTACGAGGATAGAAGGGGGTTGTTTCTGTTTGTGGAACTTCTTGTACTAATCCGTACAACTCAGAAGTAGATGCTTGATAGTATCTACACTCATGGTCTAGTAAACGAATTGCATCTAGCAATCTAAGAGTTCCTAAAGCATCTACCTCACCTGTATACTCAGGCATTTCAAAAGATACTTTTACATGACTCATGGCAGCGAGGTTATACACCTCAGTCGGTTTAATCTTTTGGACTAAACTAATAATGTTACCAGAGTCTGTCATATCTCCGTAGTGGAGATTGATACGATGGTATATATGGTCTATTCTATCAGTATTAATCATAGAAGATCTACGAATAATACCATGTACTTCATAACCTTTCTCAAGAAGGAGTTCTGCTAGATAAGAACCGTCCTGTCCTGTGATCCCTGTGATAAGAGCTTTCATATATTTTTTACAGCCCTTATATTATAGCATATTACTTTTATTTCAGCAATTCTTTGCGTTTATATGTTCCCTTCTTGCAGAAGTAGAAGGTATAATTTTCTGTGGTCACATAATAACCGTCTATGTCCTGACCATCATCTGTATAACCATATCCTCTAACCTTTTCATCAACACCATCAAACCTAAAGTTTTTATCATCTCTTAAGAGAGACTCGTGGTATCTGGTGTCTAAGCTGATCATTTGGTTACAGGTGAGAAGTTTAATCATTCTATAATACTTCTATGTATATGTCAAGAGATCCTGACATCTGTAATATATGTTAATACTAGAAAAAACTTACTTCAGTAAACCTTGTTTTGTGCTGCCATCTATTATCAACAATGGTTTGACCATGTGGCCATTGACCAGGAAATGCAACTAATGAATTAAATTTTGATAGAATACATAGTTTTTCTGTAAAATATTTTTCATCTTTCCAAGGCACAACATGTTCAGTATCTTTGTGTAGCATCTCTGCACCTAGTACAGTAGAATCATAGAAACTTGTGCCAGGTGTATAGTTTTCATCTGGGTTTAGATAGATGCAGACATTTAATTTATTATCTACATGGGGTGACCAACAGTATGGTTCACCTCCAAAGGGTTCTATCAATCTAAACTGATTGTAAATTGATATTGGATTAGTTCCATATACCTCTGGATCTTTTATCTTATAGAAGTCAGTTATGTGTTTGAATAAGATTGTCCTAGTAGGATCAAATCTAAAATCACCATACTTCTGACCATCCATAAACTCTTTACCATTAATACCATCTGCAGTAGGTGGTTTTAAAGAGACTATAGGTGCTTCATCTAACCATTCATGGACTCTTTCTGGATGTTTATAGATGTCATCTACAAATATCACATGACTGCCAAACAAAGGTAAGATAGTTACCTTCCATTCATCATTCATTAAAAAATCTTTCTGATCAAAAAACTTAGGAGTCTTCATCAAGTTCAATAATAATTCTATTGTTTTCAAAGTCTGCTCTCATTTTAAGAGGAGCATCTACTGGCCACATCATTTCTTCATAGAGAGTATTTAATGTGTCCATGTCTTCCCAGAGATCATTCACAGATTTTTCATCTGGATCTTCCTCTAAAAATTCGTTGAGTGAATCGAAAAAATTCATAGTAACTTTATTTAGAGTCCAATTCTTTCTTGTTCATACATTTAATTGCAATACTAAACCTATGATGATCTCTAAATGGTGTTGCTCTATGTAAGACACTAGAAGTAAATCTTACCATACTATTATAGTAAGGTGGGACACCGATAATCTTATCATCTAGTGAGAACTCTGTCCAACCACCCTGATTTATGTCATACTCATGTGGATGTGCAGGGTAGTATATAAATGTCCATTGATCTGAGTTATTTACAGAGTCTGTATGAAAGTATGCCTGTTCTTGAGGTGCAAATATATTTACATATAATCTGTAGATGCCATACTCATTCCAGAAACCAGGATATTTTTCATGAATATATTTGATAAAATAATTATAAATTAATTTTGTCTCATCAGTAATTTCTATCTGCTCTTTTGCATCTATATGAAAGAGGTCACATACTAATCCAGTAGGAGGATGCTTTGTATCGTCTGTCTCCCCATGTCGATACTTAGCATTGTGAATAGACTCTGCTATATCTATTGCTATGTTGTCTGGGAAGAGATTATCTACCTGTTGAATACTAGGTTTAGGTTTTAGCTTCATCTTTAAACCCTAGGTATTTTAAAACATGTGATCTAACTTCCATTAGTTCATCAAAGCACTCCTGATTGTGTGCACAACCACGAAGTTTAGAATCAGGTTGCAATACTGACTCAACGAATAAAGTTTTTGCTCTATTCAATTTGTCTTTTCTTTCTTCTGACCAACCAGTGCCAGGTGTGTATTCATACCCATGTTCTAACAGGTGCATCTCATCATCAAAGGTGAAGGGTGTCATGATTTTTCTTCTGGAATAATTCTGTATACTGTGGTGTACCTAGCTATGTGAGGAGATAGAGGTGCTAGTCCTCTGTGTGGATGTTTGCCAGGAAAAATAATAACTCTGCCTGGTACATAGTCATGTTCTTCAATGACATTTTCTCTCCAGTCCATTAGTTGAAACTGTCCACCCCACTCAGGTTTCCATTCGCTATTGTTCATAAGCATCACAGTCAGTTCATCATCTACAGCATCTGTATGTGTTGAACCATTCATACCGATGAATTGAAGGTTGACATCAATTCGCTTCAAGTATATAGGACTGCTAAACTGATCCTCTATAATATCAAATGCATCAAAAAATTTTGCTGCTTTACTATGTAAATATTCAACTCTATTAATACTAGACCTTGCTAATATATTTGTACCAAACAATCTATGAGAGTTTGCTACATTATTAGCAGTCACTGGAACTTCATGTATAAGTATTGATTCCAGATCACTTACAAAGTCTTTATCAAATAAATCGTCTATTATATGTGATATCATCTTTACATTATAAGACCCCTGACTCAAAGAGTCAAGGGTCGTGTTTTAATATTGTAGGACATCGCTACATATTCGTTTGCAAGTGTGTTGATCGTCATCGCATTCAATCAAACATTCATAATATTCTGATAGTATCTTATCATTATGTGGATCTTCATATGAACCTGATAGTTCATTGAACGAAATTAAATTGTGATGCATAGTCCTCCTTTCTGTACCACTATTTAGTTAGGAAATCCTAACAAACCGAACCTTTAGTAATAAAAATTTATGCCTACGAGTTTATACCTATGTCCTTCTCTTCCTCTTCTGTTTTGTATGCCCACTCATCTGTGTGTCCTACAGACCACCACTTAGGTAGTGTCTCTACAGCATAGTTCTGTGTGCATACTTTAAAGTCTGGTTGCTTAAGGTTATCATTATCAATCAAACTGTTGTCAAAGAATTGACATCTATTGTTTGGTTGTGCTGCAAACTGTCCGTTGTCTAATGCTATTATATTAAATGTTTTATGTTCTGGATCATGTTCTGAGAAGTTAGTATCCAGTACAGAAAAGTCAGGGTGTGCAGTATCAATAGTAAATTCATACTCACCTGCATGCATCTTCTTATCCTTACCAAAGAAAGTGCAACGACCAAGGATAGGTTTCTCTACAACTGTGATATTATAATCAAAACAATCCCATAGTTCTAATACATCTAATGGCAATTGATTATCTTGGTCATAATCTTCCTTCCATACAAATGCACTCAGAGGTAGCTTATCAAATAATGCACCATAGTCAGTTAATAATGTCTCAAAGTATAATGCTTTTGCCTGTATACTCCTAACAGATATCCATAAACCTGGCGTTAGTTCTCCATGACCCTTCTCTAAGTCATAGAGATACTCTTTCTTTACCCATACTTTTCTAGGTGGTAGAGGATGAACTAGATATGCCATTAATAATCCATGTAAATGTTGCCTGATATGGTAGTCCCTTCTTCTCCACTGTTTACCATATGGAATAGGAAGGATGGAAATATAATTATACTTCCTGCTTCTAGATTTGGTTTGTAATCTAGTGGGAATTGTACCATTTCATTCCCTAGTTGATTTTGTATGTCCTTGATAGAAGGATTTAAAAATGAAGTCTTTGAACATCTATCAACATAGATTACAAAACTCCATTGAGACTTAGGGTGTATGTGTACATCCTGATAGTCATGTTTGTTGTAAACATTCTTCCATACACGACCAAATCTAGGATTAGCACCCATCATTTGACCAAGATTCCTGTCTATTACCTCAGATAGATACTCCCAAGTATCTTGAGGAATGGACTCTGGGGTTTGTGTCCCAAATGTAGAAAGAGTATTTGAGTCCCAAGTATATTCAAATTCTACATCAATAAGGTTTATCCTATCAAGATCAATTCGATCTTCAAAAATAGGTATAGCAAAGAGTTCTTTTTTCAACCTCCTACTGTATTCCTATAATCCTGTTCAAATAATGCTAGTCCTTTCTCTGTAAGTATATGATTGTACATCTTCTTAAAAACTGTAGGTGGTAGAGTAACTATATCTGCACCCACTTCAAATGCCTCAGACACACTGTGCACATCTCTAATGGATGCTGCTAGTATCTCAGTTCCTGTGACCATTTGTGCTGTGAAAATGTCACTAATTTCTTTTATCAAACCTATACCATCAAATGAATTGTCATCTACTCTACCTACGAATGGTGAGATGTATGATGCTCCTGCTTTTGCTGAGAGTATAGCTTGTGCTGCTGAGAATATAAGAGTTACATTGACTCTGATACCTGACTGAGTTAGGATCTTACATGCTTTTAATCCTGCAGGTGTACAAGGAACTTTGATTGTAGTTGCGTCACCATACTTTTCTTTAAGTCTTTGACCTTCGGATACAAATATTCCTACATCGTCAGTCACAATTTCCATACTCAAATCTTCTACACCCATACTGATCAGGTTACCGTAGACTGTCTCTACATCTTCACCATTTTTTAGTATGAGAGTTGGGTTAGTTGTTACCCCATCAATAAGACCTGTTTCCAGACCTTGCATAATTTCATCTGCACTAGCAGTATCAAGAAAGATTTTCATTGTTGTAATTTAATGTTGAATGCTACAGTTTTTCTTAATTTATCAGAGTTATGTGGTGTTACTCCATGCATCATATGAGATGGAAAGAATAATACTTGACCCTTCTCTCCTCTTAAGTAAACACGACTCTCAGGAAAGAATAATGATCTCCATTCTTCAGACCAGTCAGAGTGATGCCTATGATGAAAATAAAACTGTGCAAAATTATCTTCATCGTCATCCAGAAATATAACTCCAGATACATCTGACGGTAAATGATCATGGAGTTCTTGAAATCCACCTCGTTTATAGGTGGTTCTCCATACATCATTTACCTTAATACTAAAAGGACGAGTGGGTAGAGTGGATAGTTGTCCAACATGATCAAAGTATTGTGCTATTGAAGGACCTAAGATACTTTGATTTATATCTTCTAAGGATAACCTTTCTACCATCACATTACATCCATCTGTCCAACCAAACTCTTGATTCTCATGCAACTGAGCATTGTCAATAGCATTTAATAGTTCTTCCTCATTAGGAGGATCTATAAAAGAATGAAAAGAATTTAGAAATGTATTATAGATCAAAGTAATCTTTGCGGTAGTAACGACCTAAGATATTACTATTATAATAGGCAGGTGTATGATCTGTCAACTTTTCTGTCAGGACATTATGAAGGAATAGTTGCCTAGTCTCCTCAAAATTTGTCTTACCTACTGATGTATGAAGAGATAAGATCTCTCGTTTAAAAATATCTTTACCAAATTTTTTAATATCTTCTTTTAATTCTGGACATGACCCATAATACTTTTTCCAATCTGATTCACTTGTAACTTTACGCTTCCCTCCTTTAGGTTTGCGTTTCTGTACAAAGTATTTTCTACCGATGTATTGTTTACCTGTTTGTATATTAGTAATCCTGTAG